TGTAAAACCATATCTCCAAGAAAAATAGCTACATGATTTAAAGTTGGGTGCATGATAGACATTAATAATACATCTCCCTTCTCTAACTTCTCATCGCTTCTAAGTTCTCTAAATCCTGTTCTCCACGCATAACTTTCAAACAAAGGATCATCTAAAAATTCCTGTGGTGTCATATTTCTTTCATAATCTTTTAATTCAATATTCTTTTCCTGTTTATACCAATCTCTAACTAGTGACCAACAATCAGTAACTCCCCAGACCCACGGACGGCCCAATAAATCTGGAACGTAACCTTCGGGAATACATTCTCCCCACTCTTCTGTCTTAGGGTTAACAATATGCCACGGGAGTTTACTATGCTCACAACTGATGCGATCAGCCTGACTAGGTATAGGAGGTGTGATTGGGTGACTATGAACTACAGCTATAATCTCACCTGTCTTATCTGCATTTACATAATCTTCTGGATTTAAAATGAAATGCTGATGATCTGTAATAGCTAGGTTTTCACAAGGGAAATATTTTTGTTTACCTCTGACATTAAGAAGTAAACCAACAGATTCTTTTGGGTCTTGGTCTTTCGCATGAACCAACGCATCATCTCGCCAAGTCATTGATTAAATGTACCAATAGAAGGAAATAAAGCACGGGTACACTGCCTTTTAGGTGCTCGTACTCCTGCCATATCAGTAGATGCAGCTAGTTCAAACTCAACAATTTCTCTATTTTCTGTTGATTTACGATCCACAATAAATACCTGACGTTTAAATTCTGCTGTGGGATCTGGTGTTCCTAAAGGATTAGCATTACCAGGAAAGTTTACAGCATCTAAGAATCTAGCCATTGTTCTTATTCTTGTAAAAGTAGAGCCAGTAAGATCATTACCTGCTGTTACCTGATTGACACTGACCAAAATAGATGAAATTAATCCTGTTGCATTACTTACTCGTAGTTTAGGTCTAGGTAGTTGACCCCGTTGATATGCAAAACCTGTAGCTTCGATAGGAAATCTAAGATATGAATTACCAGCAAAAACTATCTCACCATTAGCATTTAAGTTTGATCCTGCATGAAATCTATAAATAGTATTCGCACCATGTAGTGCGGTGTCTAGCTGTAATACAAAAAGTTCAATTATTGCTGAAGGGTTTATTTTTTGAACTTCACTGAAAACAGGACCAGTACTCATGGTTCAAACACCTCTCTAAACGTGACCTGTATTGTTGCTCTGTTTAAATATGGGATTGATTTGCTCCACGCTTCGCACACAAACTGAGAAGAACTTGCTTCTCCAGGTGGTGTAAAAGTAAAGCTGGCACTATCATTTGCTCTTGCATCAAGAAAAGTTTCTATTGTATCTGCATCTGATTCTGAAACTTCAAAAGTAAAATTAAATATTTTTGGATTTTGATGTTCTGCAAGACCAAACTTAATACGATGTTCGTAACCATCTGCAAAGCGGACAGTTGTAGTAATTGGCTGTGATCTTTTTTGCTGTCCGTATATTGGAATGATTGAGGGAAAAGTAGCCATTATGCAAGTAAGCCTCCAGGTCTTTTTTGTTGTAATATTTCAGATTGTACTGCTGCCGATATGACACGACCAAGTTCTCTACCTTGCTGCTCATCACCTTCAACAGACGATCCAGAGGCATCTACATTTACGACTACAGTGGTTGATCCACCAAGAGCATGATTGGGTGTAATCATTCCTGATACTCCAGGTGTAAATAGTTCTGGCCCACGTTCTCCCACAACAGTTGGCCTTCCACTAGGAATACGACCACCATCTGCTGCAAAGCCAATAGCAGAAGACTTCCCTACAAATTGACCAGCAGTACCAAAAGGCGTTAGAGCCTGTAGAGAAGGTTGACCTGCTCCTAATATCTTCATTCCGACATTACCTGTACCACCACCGAACATATTTGAAAATATTCCCATAATTCCTGCCCTTACCTGTGCTGCTAGTATTTGTGCTGCCATGTCTATAAAATGATCTGCTGTGCGTTGAAATAAATTTCTCAATGCCTCTTGTGCAGTCATTGAACCACGAATAATTCCTTTGAAGGAATCAGCAAAAGAACTTCCCATATTTTTACTGAGAGCATCAATTTGTGTTAGAGGTTCAATTAACCTGTTTAACTCATCAACGGGTGCTTGAATAATAGCTTGTCTTTCTAGTTCTTTTGTAAGTTCTTTCTGAGCAGCTAACTCGTCTTTAATTATTTTCATTTTTTTGTTAAATCTTTCTTCTTCCGTTCCTATCCTTTTTCTCATTTGGCCTTCGTTAGTTATTAGTAAATTTATTTCTTTTCTTTGCTCTTCATTTAGTAACATGTAATTCTGTAAAGGTGTTCCAAATCTGTCAAAGTTACTTAAATATACTCTCTGAGCAGCATTTACATCTTCTTGTGTTGGCACTTGTTTAGCGATCTCTTCTCTTACTTTTTCCTGAAATTTCAATGATTTTACAAAAATAGACGCCTCTGCAACACCCTTTTTTTGCAATATAGATAAAGACTCTTTTGCTTGTTCTATTCCAAGTTCATTTTCATCAAATAACTTTTCAACGGTAGATATAAAAGTTCTCGCATCTCTATCTAATTCAGAAAAAACTTTAAAACTTGATCTATCCTTAAAAGTTTCGGCTAAAACAAGCGAAGATTGAGCACCAAAAGCAGCAAAAGCATTTGCAGCCTGTAACGCCTCTTCTTTTGTTACTTTCATGTTCTTGGCTAAAGTTTTTATTTGACTAGCTGTTAAACGAGAAGTTCCCCCAGTTTTTTCTATTGTTACATTTACCTTCTCTATCTGTTTTCTGAACTCTACTGCCTCAGTTATCATTGTTAATAAAGCTGTAGCAACAAGACCTCCTGCGAATCCCCCTGTCTGCCCACCTATAGCCCCTCCAAGTAAACCACCTCCAAAACCAGCAGCAGCACCTAATGGCCCCTGCCCAAATAATAACGGAAATGCACCACTTATTAACGCTCCTGAAACAATTCCTCCACCTCCACCTCCAGTAGTCTTAGATTTTCCTGCTGTAGCTGTAGTAGACGATCTACTTGTGTTTCTAGCATTAATACTCCTAACAGTTTGGTTTTCTATTCTACTTTGCTTTTGTTTTTCTTTAGTTATTTGTTGTTCCCTTCTAAGAGTTCGTGTTGCTGTCGCTAATTTATCTCTCTCTGTCTTTAGTACAGTTTTTCCTGCCCCTCGCTGCCCCATTGCAATCTCATTTAATTTTTTTATTCTTCGCTCAAGATTACTTAACTGCTGGTTAATCTTCCTAACATTGAGTTGTATATTTACTTCGTAATTAGAACCAGCCACTAATTCAAATAAAACATTGCTTTTAGTTTAGCGTACCTTACGATATTGAGCTTTCTTTTGTGCATTTTCGTAGGCTTTGGTTTCTCTATCATGCTTTAAAGAAAAGTATGCGTTCCAAGCATAAAGTTCTTCCAGTGTCATATTCTTCTTTAGCTCACCTAATGTCATTCCTAGTTGTTCCGCAATAAAGAATTGAAGATAGAGGTAGTTATTCTTGTCCAGATGTGCTTTTTACCGCATCAGGAGTAGCCTCCTCACCCACTCCCTGCATCTTTGTCATTAATTCTATTAAAACTGCCATCGGTATTTCCCGTCTTAAACTTGCTCGATCTCCCTCAGAAAATAACTTGTTGCCATTTTCATCTTCCGCTTTATTTATTATTATTTGGAGCGAGAACTCGAGACTTCCCTCTTCTTGTCCTCTATTGGACGCTATTAAAGTAGCATTTATGGTGTCTCTATCGGCAATAGTAAGAGGTCGCCAATATACAGTTAAGATTAGTTTACCGTCCTTATAAATAGGATAACTACTTCTACTATCTATACTAAATGCTTGCTTTAGTTTGTCGATTGCTCTTTCTGCTGCCATAGAGTTAAGTTTATTATTCTTACACTATACTACTACTTTATTACTTAAAGCCAACCTTTTTAAATGCTTTGTCTATATCTTTGTTGATAAGCCCACCTAATGTATAGACGTTGTACCAGCTTACCGACTTCGCAGTTATCTTATGTTTTCTCGCGTGTTGTGCGTATGTGACCTGCTCATTTTTAAGGTTAGGGAGAGTCTGACCTGGAGCGTTTATAGCAAAACCAGCATACTTAGCTCTGTTTCCAACATATAAATCCTGGCCCATCTTTGCCGTAGGAACTCTTGCGTTTTTAAACACTCTTGTTGTACGAGGAGGAATCATAAAGAAAGGTGTGTCAGGATTTCTTTTTCTTCTTGGCTTAACAGGAACTTTAGATACGACCCAGTTTTCACCGAATGTTCCTGTCCACCACGGACCATCCTCAGTAAGGGAATGTACTATATCTTTTGCTAACTGCTTTCTTCCTTTAAGAATGTCTTTTCTTAAGTCAGTAGTTAGTCTGGATAATGGTTTTCTGCTAGGCATTGGCACTAAAGTCGCAGCTAACGACTGTTAAAAAATGACTGTCTCCTTCCACAGTAACAGCCGTTGGCCCTTCTATTTCCGAGACTCTAGGACTTACTGCAAACTTATCCACATAAGTAGAACTATTTATAGAGGCTAAACCTGTTATTACAGATTCGGCTATAGCTGTTGCGGTAGCACTACCGCGATTGGGAGGAGTCATTATTCCGCATCTTATTGAACCTGCGTAGTATTTTTGGGCTGCTCCCTGTGGTTGCGTTGTAGATTGGCTAAAATTTAAATTTACCATTACATATTTTTTGTTTTTACCTGGAGTTGAAAAAGGCATATTATCAAAAATTACATCTACGGTTGGATCGGTGTCAGTTACCGAGGTTAAGATTGCATTTTCAAATGCTGCTCTTGCTTTTACTAAACTCATCAGAAAATAATGTCAATGCGGAACAGGTATTCCTGTCCTCCTTTTAGGGTACGAATATCTGTTATTTTTGCTCCTCTGGTCGATCCAGAGAAAGTTAAAGTTATTTCATCTTGTAGTAAAGGTTGGCTATCTCCTATCAAATCAGGGGTTACGTATAATCTTGCGGTGTTTTCCTGAAAACCTGCTTCTTCATTGGATTGTACAAACTCTATGGGGACTTTTATCGTGTACTTAGTGTCCACTGTTATAAATTCACCTGTATCTGCGTCATAGCTAGATACACCCTTTCGTGTGTAGATAATTGAGGTGTCTAATGAGTTACCAAGTTGAGACACCACCTGTTTTGCTATTTGTTTAAACGCTGAGTCTAGTTGTCCTGCCATTATCCTCTAACCGCTCTAAGTTGAAATGTTCCTGCTCCACCTAGCATATACGCTCCAAGATAACTTTGTAACCACGGGTAAACGTCCATAATGTTATTTATAGCCCCTGATCCCTGACTTTCTGTGTTGTATTTAACTTCTATATCACCTAACTTTACTTCGCTGAAGTTGCCGTCTTTACCAGTTGTATCTGTTATAGCTCCTGTATCATTTGCCAATGCCCTTGCTAACTCAAACTGTGCGTACTTAATGTTTTGAGGGATAGCAGAACAAGCAAGTTCTACTCCATCAACTTGATAATTATTTCTTGGAAACTTTAATGCCTGTCCAGAATCACATCTATCTCCATAAAATACAAATCCATCAATCCATCTAGTAGCCGATATTAATGATCTATTCTTCTGATCGTCTGTCTTATTTGTCCAAGTGCTTGAATCTGGAACAGTTTCAAAGTAGCTGTTAGCTTCAGTCAATGTGACATAGCTATTAGCATTTGCTCCTTTTATTGTTGCGTCTATAGTAGCTGCCACGATTAGTAATTAATTTTAGTTTTATTGTAGCGTA